CATTCTTGGACAAGTGTTTACTCGAAGGGTTTACGAATTACTCAGTGGAAATCCGCTTGAGCAACACATTATGATTAAATTTGATAAAAATGTTCAGAATATTGACTTCCATGACTGGGTGATGAGACATGAAGCTTTCTTAGAACTTGATTATTCTTCTTACGACAGTACTGTTCCTTCTGGACTAATCAATGAGTCCTTCAATATTATAAAAGGTCTTTTTAAAATGGATGAAACTTATGACAAAGTTTTTGAATATTTGAGAAAGAATTTTATAAAAAGTCGGATCGTACTACCTGATGGGTCAATTGTGATGAAGCATTGTGGCATACCAAGTGGGTCTGCCTTTACTAGTCTCATTGGAAGTGTCGTAAATTATATAATCTTGCGAAACACCCTAAATTTCTTAAATATCGAGCGAGAAGCCGCAGACATACTCGTTTTTGGAGATGATTCTTTGATTGGATTTGCAGAAGTGCCGAATGATTCTGTTACACTCAAAAAGAGTGTTCAAGAGTTCATTTGGAGACATTATGGAATGACCGTCAAAGATGAAGAAATCAAAATTGTAACAAATAAATTTGTCAGTTTCATTGAACCAATCTATGAAGGAGACACTTCATTGGGAACAAGTCATTTGCGTCCAAAAATGTTCAAAGAGTTAGAACATGAGCCAGCACATGGTGAACGTCTGTCCACGAGTCACAGGTGGTTCTACGGGTTTTCGGAAACGTGGAAGTTCCTTAGTTTCTCAATGAAGTCAGATGGTACAATGATTAGACCGACAGATGAGGTGATGCAGCGACTGGTGAATCCTGAGGAGCCTGTCAAGAATTTAGATGAGCACATAACTTTACTGAAAATGGCCCTCCTTGAGAATTTAGACAATAAGCACACTGAGAACAGGATCTATTACTACTTTTATGATGCTTATTGGCTAATAAAGAACAGAGCGGACACATCAAGAATTCTTGGAAGGCAGATCAGAATTCGTGGACGTGAGGAAGATAGTTCAGGAGAATTATGTAGAATGTGGATGAGGAGGAGTTCTGAGTATGTGAATTTGAGGACTGACCCAAG